ATTGTCCAGTCGTTGCCGGCTAGTTCTTTGTTGCAGGGGGCGCAGACTGGGTCGAGGATGCGTTTGGCGTTTGCTCTTGCTTTGCGCAATTCGGGGCTGTCATGCCATTCAGCCATTGAAATCAGCCTGGTAGGAGAGTGTGACGCTGTAGTGGGCGCGGCATAGGTTCTTGAGGTGCTTTGGGCGGTGGCAGTCTGGTGCTTGGCAGTCTGGGAACTTTTGTTTTGTTATGTCATGCAGGTCTCGGATGAACCAGTAGTCATTGATTTGTTGTTTTGTGTATTTGCTTGACTTGCTTCGTTTGGGTGTTGGGTAGTTGTGTGTGACTTTGCCTGTTGGCAGGTATGGTTGTCCGAGGTCGAAGGCTAGGCGTGATGCTCTGACTGCTTGCTCGAAGAATTGTTGATCGTTGAACATGGTTAGCCTTCTAGCTCTTTGAGTAGTTGTTTTACATCTGCCATTTTGGTGCGGTGTTTCAGTGCATCTAGTGCGAAGGCTTGCACGATTGGGAGTATGCGTTGTAGTTCTAGAAGTTTGCCTTGTTCTATTGCTAGGGCTTTGAGTAGTTCGATGTCATCGCTCACTTGTTTTCTCCTCTCATAGAAGCAAGTAAATCTTGAGCAGTAAAGTTTGGTTTGCTTTCCTCTCGGTTTGGTTGATGACACTCGACAACCCAATGAGTATCATCTTCATAATAGATTTTGCAAGCCTTTTTTACTAGCCATGCAGCAACCGAACAAAGGCGTGTAGCCATAGTCCAACGCCATTCTGGTATTGGTTTGCTCATTAGTTGCTCACTCTTGCTGATGCTTGCCAGATGATTGCTCGGCGGTTGCTGACTGTTTTGCCGTAGCCGATTGGTTCGATTAGGTGTTCACGATACAGTTCGTTTCTGCGTGAGCGTATGCCTGAGAGTGATGCTCTTGGTGCTAGTCCTAGGCGCACTGCGTTTTCGTAAAGCTCTGCGATTTGTTCATCGGTGAATGGTTCTTGCAGGATTGCGTAGATCATCTTTTTGGTGGCAGTCATGCTGTTTAGGTTTACTGATGCTGCTGCTTCGTGTGAGGTTGTTGGGTCTGTGTGGCGTGCGTGTGGCATTAGTTTTTGCTCCATTCGCGAATGATGTTGACCAGTGACAACAGCACCATTGTGATTGTTAGTGCTGAACCGGTGAGGATGATTGCTTGGCCTTTGGCGAATGATTCTTCGAAGGTGAAGGCTGCGAATGCGATTGTGAATGCGATTGTTGCTAATGCGGCTGATGCCCAGATTGTGGCTTTCATTGTCTGTTCTTTCTATGTGGTGGGTTGGAGCTAGTGGTGGTTACTAAGGGGGCTTTTCGCCACCACTAGTTGTTTCTATTGTGGCTCAGAATGTTTCGATTGTCAACAACACGCCGGTTGGCATTGTGTCTGCGTAACTTTTGCGAGCGCTCCATTCGATGATGTTGCTGTCATCTTCAACGATCATTGCTTTGGTTAGGCAGTCTCCGATTGCTCGGCAGAGTTTGTCCAGGTCGGGTTTTGTTGTTGGGTAGAGGCGTTTTGCTGTTTTGGGTCTGGTTATGTAGAAGTGGGCTGCAACATAAACTGGGCCTTCTAGCATGATGCCGTTGGTTTCGTTTAGTTTTTGTAGTTCTTTGGTGACTTGTTCACGCCATGCTGGCAGACTCTTTGAACTTTCGACCAGGGCAATTCTGTTGCCTCTTCTGAAAGCGTTCTTTGAGCCTTGTGGGGCTGGTGTGCCTGCGATGAACAGTTCTAGCATTAGAACGGTGTGTTTAGATCTTCTAGAACCGCTGGTGACGGTTCTGGGGCGTGAACGAAGGGAATTCTTACCTTCTCGGCCACTGAAGCAATGGTGACATCGTTGAGGTGATACTCGACAACACTGCGAGGCTCTTCTGAACCCTTTGGAGTCCATGTGCCAATTTTGCAGTTCAGTTCACCATTGAGGGTCACTTCGTCACCTTCGTTGAAGTCTGGTGCAACATCGAACCAGCATGACCATAGACGAGATTTGATTTCCTGTGTGGCCTTGTTGGTGTAGCTCTCATAAACCTTAATCAGTTTGCCGTTCCAGGTGATCTGGTTGACTTTGCCTGTGACTTTGATGTGTGGCATTTTTGCTCTTTCTTTTTAGGTGGTTGGTGTTATTAGTTTACTCACAAAATCGCGTCTTTTTTGCTATCTAGTTATTTCTTAAGTTTCTTTAAGTTTCTATTAAGGTTAACAGGACATAGGTGTCCGGTATTTTTACCGTAGATGTCCGGTGTTGTGTCTTGGATGTCCGCTATTGTGTCGTGGATGTCCGGTGTTGAAGAGTGTTATCGCAGGTCTCTGGGCACTCAATTCTGACCCAATAACGATTAGATCGTCGCTCTGCATTGAACCCTGCACCACCATGATGAAGCATCTCAATTTCACCAGTTTCATGTAGTTCAACTAAAGCTCTGCGAACCTGTCGCTCGGAGCAATTAGCGTATTTGGCGAGGGTAGTTTGTGACGGCCAGCAACCCAGTTCGTAATCGTCACCTGTATGCCAGGCGAGACCCATTAGGACTAATTTGGTTGTGCCTTTGGCTTGTGAATGTGCCAGTGTCGCGGAGATCGCTTCAATACTCATGTCTGTTCTTTCTATGTGGTGGTGAATCTACTATACTGGTCTTTAGCTCACCGTGGTGGTTGAGCAGTTGCACACTCCAAGGATGCAACAAGGCCCTAGGACATCTGTTCTCCTAGGGCCTTCATCTTTGCCTAATCTTCGAGCTTGTTTTCGCCTAAGAATTGTTGCTCGGCTTTGACTGCTGCGTGAACCAAAGCGTCAGCCTCTTCTCTCATGCGAGCCTTCATAACCTTGGAGATGTCCTCAATGGCCGTCAGCGTAGCCGTAGAGGCTTTAGAACGCTCAGCCTGTGCATAGAGTCGTCTAAGGCCGTCTAAGTCGTTGTAAGCGCCTAATTTGGTTGCCTCAGCGATTAGTTCCGGCTCTGACTTGCTGGGAATGACCTCGGCTGGCTTTCCTGCTGCTTTAGACATCTCCTCTCGGCTAGGGCGTGAACCCTTGGCACTGAATGAGAAGGTTGCTAATGCTCGGCCAATTGCGGATGTGGCGCAGTTCTCAACCCAAGAAGTGGAATTGACACCTTTGGCAGTGACACTTTCCTGGGCGAAGTCAATTGATACTGGGCGAGGGTCTTCACGATTGTCAAAGATTGAAGCCTTGATTACGACTTCTTTCTCATTGATCAACACTATTTCGGTGTGAATGCGACCGGCTGGGTATGTTTCCCAGAATCGGTGAATGCGTGAGTCTACTGTTTCGTATTGCGATAGGTCAAAATAAGCCATGATTGCTCCTTTGGTGGTTGAATAGGTAATCACCAGAATAGCAACAAGTTATGACTATTTGTCTTTTTTGTCCTTAGACTGCACCGATTGGATTGCGTCGTTCATTAGCGAGTTGAAGTCATCTTCGCGAACTTGGCCTTTTCCTGCGTAGGTGAAGCTCAAGCCCATGATTAGACCTAGGACTGCACCAGTAGCACCAAAGGCCGCCGATTGCGCCGCTGGCAATTCGTAGATTGAACCAGCACCCATGAAGGCAATACCAGCGCCTAGACCGAAAGCAATGACCCTGGCGAGTCTTTTTGCGAGCCTTTTCACTTTGTCTTCTTCGCAACTGGTTTCTTAGCAACTGGTTTCGGCTTGTCTGCGTCAATTAGTTTGAATAAATCCATGAGTGCCGGTCGGGATGCTGCGTGAGGAACTGGGGCTTTGGCTGCTGATGCGTGGAGATGTGCGCCTGTGGATGCAGTGCCGGTGTCCCCGATTGCGCCAACAACAGTCTTGCCACCTTCAACAGTTTCGCCTCGCTTAAGCGGTGACGCTTTCTGCAAGTGGTTATACTCGATGAACACTCCGTCATTGAATGAGCGGACAATAATCGAATAACCGAGTTGGTCGGTCGAGAAGACTTTAGCCACCACTCCAGAACGAATGGCTGTGATTGGTTTACCTGCTGAACCTGTGGTGAATCCCCAGTCTGAACCTCGGTGAGGTTGAGTGCGGTATGAGGCGAAGTTACCAAGTTCATCTCGGCGTTCTGCTCCTGCGCCTTTGATTGGTTCATGATAGGTCATGTCCTTACTCACTAGGCTTGTCCTCTGCTACTGCGTCAGCGATGATTTCTGCTGCGGTTTTCTTGGTTGGTTTTGGTGCTACTGGTGAAGGGTATGAACCCGATACTGCTGAACCCATTTTTAGACTCCTATTGCTGATTGAATGATTGAAACGATTGTGCCACCGATTGCGCCAGCGAAACCCATGAAGAGCCACATCTTTTTTTGCAGGTCGCGGACATCTCTCTCTAATGCTCGGTAAGCTCTAACCTCGGTTTTTACCTCGGCAACATCCTTGATTAGGGCGATTAGTAAATCGCGGTCTGATTGGTCTGCCATTAGCCGATTGCTCTCAATGTTGCTTTACAGCCACCACATTCAGCAGTGGCCCAGTCATCTTCGAAGGTGTATTCGACACCTGCATTTGGGCAGTTTGGTTCTTCGCATAGAAACTTGGTCATTATGCTGCCTCATAAACTAGTAGGGCGGTGTAAACATCGGCTGCGTTTGGGACTACTGGGACAGTATTTGAAGCAGCAGCCCAAATTGCGTAAGTTCCAGCAGCGTTGAACACTCGAATTGTGAATGTTCCTGCTGATGAAAGATAAGCCATTGCAGGGTAGATTGAACCGCTTGAATCGTCAACTAGAGCGTCACCAAGGGTGTTGGTTGCTTTTGGTGTCACTGGCACTGAGGCTGTGAATAAGCCTGATGCGGTGCTTGTTGATCCATAAGTGAACTTGAATCGAACGACTACTGTTTTACCAATTTGAGCATAGGCGCTTTGGAATGTGCCATTGCCAACGGTGAAGTTTATCAGTGTTGGTGTGTAGGCTGTCCAACCAGCGTTGTCGAACGCGCTGTCTAACTGTGACGCTAGAAGCGGTTGACCTGAAGTGAAGTCAAAATAAGCCATTTAGAAGCCTTTCCATAGTTCTAAGTTTATGTTCCAGTCAGTCGGTGTGATTGAATGTGTGACACGCGACACGATGTAATCTTCATCGAACTGAACTCCGCCTTTGTCAAAGTAGATGTTCACTGTCTGCATGAGTAGAGCGTTTAGGTAATAACCGGTGCTGAACTTGCCTGTGTCGAGAATTGGGTTGAAGCCGATTGCCTGGGCGTTACGGATGTCGGTTTTGACGCTGGTGCGAGCCAACCACAATGTGAGCAAGTTATCTGAGGATAGGTTGACAGTTGCTTCAAGTGATGTGCGACCGTATAGGTCAATCGAGTCGGTATTTGATTTTGATTGACTTGCACCGCCAGCAGAACGAGTTGCAATGATTTCATTGACTGCGTCGTTGCCTGTTGCTCCTAGCACAATGTCATTGATGCAGATGTGGTTAGGGTCTGTTGAGTGAATGGTTGAGAATAGCAGGTTTGCTGGGTTGTCTGCAATGTAGTTGCGTAGGACATTGTATGCGTAAAAGCTCAGAATGCCTGTGTCGAAGTCTAGAAAGGCCATGCCTAGCTCTGCATCGGTTAGTTCATTGAGTATTGTGCCAACTGTGGTGTTAGGCAGTGAGTATTGTGGCGTGTAAGCCCAAGGTGTGCCGAAGGTGTTGACTGTTGCACCTGGTAGGTATGGGGCTAGTGCGGTTAGGCCTTTTGCAATGGTTGAAGGGCTTGAAGGTGTGGTGAATAGTGGAATGGTTGTGTTGATTGCGTTTTGCAGGGCATCGGCGCATTCAAAAGTAATGACATTAGTTCCGTAATAGTCATAAGCCACTGAATAGGTTGTGATTTTGCCCTCGAATAGCGTCAACCACATCAGAGGGTCAGTGTCAGGTTGTGGCTGATAACTTATGCGGATGTCTGTGCCAACATGAACGGCCCTGTTAGCGTTTGGATCATAAGTCGCTGATTGCATGACCACTGTTGCTGTTGCTGGGGCTGTCTGAGTCATGTAGCCGGTGTTTTGGTCGAATCCTAGTGAGCAGTCAATGGCAACTACTTCTGCCAAGGTGTCGACATAACTGAAGCCACCACTGGCTGCTAGAACATCTGGGCCATCTAGGACTGAAACACCAAGAATGAATACCCCTGCTGTTGGTAGTCCGAGTTCAACTTTGATGTGTTGCTTGAAGTCGAAGATGTCGTTTGCCATTAGCTCACAAACTTTCGGCCATTAGTCTTTTCGTAATCCATGATTGCTCGAACTACTTCTTGACCTGTGACTGAGGCTTTGTTGATGTTGATTGTGTATGAGTTACCACCTAAACCACCAGCCCGGTCTAGTGGCACAATAGCCTCGGCAGAGCCAGCTTCACCAACATTGACCAATGTTCCACCTGCTGAAGGTAGAACAACGCCACCTGAAGCCATTTGCGGAATGTATGAGCGTGGATCAACAGTGCTTGGGTTTTGTTGTCTTTCAAAATTGGCTCTAACATCCATGTTCATTAGTTGACCGAGTCTGTTCCAGTCACCTGAGAAGAATGCATCGGCCATGTTGCCCTGATGTTCAATGTTTGCACCCAACCATTTGAATAGGTCGACAGTGTCAGAAATCATGCCACCGAGGCCTTCAATGCCTGTTGCAACATTGTCAATGAACTTTGAACCTTCATCGGTGTTCAACCAGTCGGCGAACTCTTGCAAGTAAGGCAATAGTTTCGTTCCAAGTTGTTCCTGCAGGTCAGCCATGTGAACTGAGATGAGGCTCATTGGGTCGTTTTGGGCTGCTGTTTCTGCCATGCCTGCGTAAGTGTCAGCAAGCTCTTTCATTGGGTCTTTGGCTGCTGAAATACCTGGCACTAGTTTGTCTAGTGCTTTCACATTTCCACCGTGTGCTTTAGCCAATAGTGTTGAAACAGTTAGAAGGTCTTTTCCTGTTCCAGCCGAAACATCGAAAGCCAAGTTCATTAGATCGTTGGCATCTGTGATGTCTTCAGTTGATGCAACTAACTTGCCGTAGGCTGGTCGAATCTCGTCATCTAGAACACCTGTGGTGTTTTGCCATGCACTGATTTGATCTTCGACACTGGCGACAACTGCCTCGTTTGCGCCAACTGTGTTCTTCAGTGTCTCTGCAAGAATTGCCTGAGCTTTAGCATCCTCACGCGCTGCCGTAGTAGCGTCAACAAGGCCTCTGGTTATGGCGGCAAAAGAAACACCAGCAGCGATTCCTGCCAGGCTTCTTTTCATTGAGCGAGAGAAGCCACCGACCTTCTTGTTCATCTTCTTCAGATCATCGGTTGCGCCTCGTGTAGCGCGAGCAAGGTCTTTGAACTCACCAAGGATTTCAACCTTTGCAACTAGTGACATTACTTGCGCCTCTCATTCAATACTTCTATAAAAGCCCGATACTCGGTGAGTGTCAGGTTGTTGTATTCGCTAGGGCTGATGCCTGTTGCCAATACGAACTCTGCCATGCGTTTAGCCGTTGTTTCGGCTATTCCCCTTTTGGGTTTGTTGTTCCCCTAATTAGCCCATGTGCTTCAGTCATTGTGAAGTTAGCAGCATCGGCCATTGTGAAGTCTGGTTGTGTTCTTTTCTTAATGATGTAAACAGTGGCAGTTAAAGCTCTGCCTCTTGGTTTTCCATTAGCCATTAGATCATCGATTGGGACTCCAGTTAGTTGTTCCCATTCGGCAACTTCGCCAAGAGTCATTTCTTCTGGTTCGTTGTTCTGTTCACTCATTTGATTGGCCCTTTCGCCATTTGGCTATGAATAAGTTTTTCCATTTGCTTGTAATAGTTAGCAAGGATTTCTTTACGGTTATAGCCTAGCGCACGAGCCAAGAACGGCTGAGGTTTGATGTTCTTGCGTTGTCCTGTCTTAGCCGACCTAGACCAACCCCAGTGAATAGGGTTTGCATAAGGAACTGCGCCGTCATTACCTGCTTGCACTGCGACGCTTTTCGCAGTAGCCGAGATTTTGACAGTCCTAAGTAGTCTGCCTCTGCGAATAGGTGTCAGCCGTTTAGCATCTTGCAAGATTTCCTGAGCGGCCTCTCGGTTAGCAGCATTGATTTCTTTTTGAGGTGTGCCAATGATTTTTAGTGATTGATACAGCTCTTTAGTGCCGACAACTTTGAGGCCGCTAGGGGCTTGCATGAGATTAGGCTGAGGTTACTTTAGTAAGACCGAAGTAAACTGGCGGAGTAGCAGCAGGAGTGTGAACATTGCTCTTGACAGTTAGTTCAACCTGGAACTGTGACACATCGCCAGAAGTCAGGCTCATTGGTGGCAACTGATCAAAGATTACTGTGCCAGTGTAGTGAGGTAGTGCAGTGGTTGGAGTTGTGTTTCCACCAGGTGCAACAGTGAAAGCAACCTCAGTGCCGTAGTTAGCCCAAAGCAACTGATAAAGTGATGCGCTATCGCCTGAGGTGATACCGGTTAGAGCTAGTTTCCATTCCTGACCAGCCTGAACCTCGCAGAAGGTGCGAAGGTCACCTGAACGGTCACCAATGGTTAGTTCAACAACCTGAGCATCGCAAGCGTAGTCAGTGGTGTTGATTTTGAAGATGATGTTTTTTGCAATGATGCGAGTTGAAGCAGCCATTGTTGGCAACCTTTCTAAAGTGTTATTCGCAGATCAACGGAGATTGAACTGGTTAGGTATTCGGCATTATTTACAGCCCAGAGATACGGTTGACCAACTGACCCAAGTTTTGCGTATTGGGGTAAAGCTCCAATAACATCCTGAATTAGTTCGTCTAGTTTCTCTGAGGCTTGCTTATTGGTTGCGGTTGAGGCAACACATACTAACTCCAGGTTGAGAATGAACTCATTACTGATTGAGTTAGCGGTTAGGTATGGTGAACCTGAGTTGACGATTACGATTGGCGGAGTGACACGCTCTGGCACATAGGATAGTATGCGGATGCCAGCCAGATCCAGCACATCGCTGAACTGTTGCTTTGCCAGTGTGATTTCGTTAGTCATTAGACACCATAGCCACAATAAGGCAGAAGCAACGGGTAAACGGCAGTCATAGGATCGCGAGCAACCCTTACGGCTGAACCGTCACCCGAAGCAAACTGGCTGATGCCATTAGGGGCTGAGCGTCGGTGGAAGAGTTCCGAACTCGCAATGTAAACGGCTTGGTCATGAATGTGCGCAGGCACACCAGTCACTTCACCAACATAACGAGTTACAAGAGCGTGGCCAGCATTCAGACATTCTTCAGGGAATGAAGTTTCGTCTGTGCCAACATAAGCCTGGAACTCTGCCAACGACACTGCCATGATTTACCTACTAAGCGGTTACGTCGAGCTTGACGATTGCACCCTCGAAAGGAACAGTAATCGCAGCGTAGCCGTAAACAGAAACTGAGTCGGTCAGGGTGGTGATGTCACCGTCGGTTAGTCGAACTGGTGAACCAGCAGACTCTAGCAACTGAACAGCCTGTGAGTTAGCCATGTAGACAACACCGGTAGCAAGTGCAGGGTCAACGATAACTGGTAGACCTAGAAGCGAACCGCGTAGACCAGGAATGTTGCCTGAACCGACATTGTTCACGCCAGCACCGTCAACATTTACAACTGGGCGGCCGTCTGAGCCAGCAACAGTCATGATCTTCACATAAGCATCTGGTGCTGCAATGATGAACTCTGGGCTTAGGCCAGTGTTTGCCTGAATGTAGGCTGCACCGTTTGCAACACCTTCGATTAGAGAAGCAGCAGTGCCGCCGTCTGCATCGAATACCTTGCCAGTCCAGGTTAGACCTGCCAACTTAGCAACAACAGCAGCGTTGGTTGCGGTTGCGTAAGCAACAGACAATGCGCTGAAGGCTGCGTTTAGGAATGGAACGCTTGAACGCTCAATTGTCTGACGGCTGAATGAGGTGTAGCCACCATAAGTTTTGACATCTGCTGAAACAGCGTCAATTGCTAGGTTGCCGAATGATAGAGCTTCGTTCTCTGGTGACTGCTCACCAACAGCAATGGTGTTGCTTGAGATTGCAGCGTATTCAACAGTTAGACCTGATGCAGGTAGTGCTGCGCGGCTGAATGCTGAAGCGGTTGGGCGGTTGTTGGCAATAAGGGTGTCAACATAACCCAACCAGCCTGGTAGGGCAACAGTGTCTGCTGAAGTGGTTGCAGTTCGTGCAAGCATCTTCGCGTCTTCATCGCCGGCAACTAGAGCCTTTGCGAACTCTCCCTGTGAACGGAACTTAGGAGCTTCTACTGCTGGGGTGTTGATAGTTAGTCCTGCTTCAACGACTCGGCGCAGTTCTGCAACCTCATCCTGAACCGAACGAACATCTAGTTCAATGTTGTCTGACATAGTGTCACTTTCTTGTTCGATGATTGGCTCTTGAACTTCTTCGCGAACCTGTTGGATTTCCGCGCCCGAGTAGGCTGGGAATGGAACGACCGAGAGTTCTTTCATAATCACCGATTTACGAATGATTGTGTTTCCTTCTCGTTCGGACTCAACTGGGACAAAGCCAATTGAGAACTTGTTTAGAACTCCGTCACGAAGTAGTGCAAGAGTTTCATCTGCTGCCTGAACGCCTTCGGTCAGTTTTGCAGTGATCTCGAAGCCGGCTTCAGTTTCACGGCCGTCAATGACTTTACCGATTGGCAGTGAGTCGTGGTTGTGGCCATAGAAGATTTTGACATCTTCGATTGATGAGATTGCGCCCGGTGCGAATCGTTCGATGTATTGCCCACCTATGTTGGCGTCTTGACCGTAAGGAACGGCTAGGCCAGTAATGGTGCGCTCTTCAACTGCGTCTAGGCGAAGTTCAATTGAGCGTGTTTCTAGTTCAGACATTTAGTCCTTCCTTGTTTCTAACTTCTTCAACAGTCATAAAGGCCTCGCCAGCCAAGGCAGTGTTCCACATTTGGAAACGGTTCTGCTGGTCGGCGCGGAATAGGCTCTCGAAGTTGAACTCTGAGCGTGTGCCACGCGGTAGACAGTTGCTCAGTGCGTCTGAGATTGCGTCAGTGTAGGCCATTAGCGTGTGACGGTAGAAGACCTGGTTTTCGTCGCTTAGGTTGCTGTAAGTGTCGCTAGTGCCGTCAACACCAGTCAACAACAGTCGAGCAGGGACTCCGAAGAGTCGAGCAATTTGCTGAACAGCCTGAGCCTGTTGCTCAGTGAACTGAGCTTTAGCCGGGTCAACCTGAATCTCTTGGAACTCGAAGCCTGAACCAAGAACAGCGATTTGGCGGTTCTGTTGCTTGTTGTGCCAGTTGTTAGTGATTAGCTCGGCATCTGCTTGGTTGACCATTTGGCCAGTTTTCAAAATACCGGTTGGGACTCCTGCTGAACTGAACCAGTTCTTTGCATAGTCGCGCAGATCAATGGCCGCTGCCAAGTCTGCTGAACATGACTCGATCGGGCTGACGCCTCGAAGATAACCAGCGCGAGGGAATAGGCGCAGGTGTTCAATTTCGTTCGAGGTGTAGGACTTGCCCTCATAGTTGTAGGTTTTGCGAGCAGTTGCAGAGTCCTGTGAGATTGACACTGCTGACGCTGGGAGAATCGTTAGGTTGTTGACCTGGCCGTTTGAACCGTATTGCTTATACCAGAAGGCGTTGCCTTCAAGTGCCAGGCTGACAACGGTCTGAAACAAGAAGTCGCGTCGGGTGTCATCCAAGTTAGGTCGGTTGACTAGCAACGGGTTTTCGATTTTTGCTTCTAGGCCTGTGGCGTAGCGGAATGTGTCAATGTTCATCTTTGACACTGGGGTTGCAATGATTTGCACTGCACGATAAACAGCAGTCAATGTCAGTGAAGAATCTGGGGTCACTGAAGTTGCCAACCTAGTTGGAATGGTTGGCTGGGCTGCACGAGCTTCTTGAACTGGTGCGCCAGTTAGGCGTTGCCATAGTGATGCCATGCCATAATGTTATACACATCCTGTGGATAACTCAAAACACCTGAACTGTGGCGTGTCGCGCAATTGTTGAAACATAGATTGCGAAGAGTGTTGCCATAAGAGCGTCAATATCGCCAATGCTGTCCCTGCGACTGATTAGCCATGATTCGCCTGAATACTTGGTCACTCCACCTGGTGACTGTTTGAGTAGCAGTGGATCACCTGCGTGGCGAATAGTGTTGTTGCTGAACATGGCATAAACAGTTGAACAGGCTGCTGAAACTTCTTTCGTGTATAAACGCCAGAACGGTAGACCTGTTTCTCGAAGCCTCTTGGCCATGTTAGGGAATTGCTGTTCGTCAGCGACAATGGCCCTGGCAGAGAATTTGGTTGCCAGTCGGACAAGCTCATTGAATAGGATTTCTTCAGTTGGGTTGACGATTGATGCAACGATTTCAGTTTCAGTGATGTCACCGTTCTGGTTAGCGACAGCGATTGTGGCGTATTCCCAATTCTTTGTGCGGTCAACAGCGAAGACTGCGCCAGTCATGTTGCTGACACCTGTGCCAGTTGCCTTCTTCATTAGTTCTGTTGGTAGCCAAGAGTTTGCACCACCATTGATGAACTGGTTCAAGCGATAGCGGCGTGCTTCATGTTCTGGGATAGTGCGGACATCTGACAACACTCTTTCAATAGGGACTCGGCCAGCAGCAACAGCAGGGTTCGCTGCATAGATTGCTTGAGGGTCATCTATTTGCAACTGGTCAGGTGCTTCCCAACAGAAGAAGCCGAAGCGTTCAAATTCTGGGTCACCGTCAACACTTACTCAGGCCCTTGCGCTTTATGCTCTTCTCATGCATGAGAATGGGCCAACAGTTATTGGTTTGGCATCGTCGCTAGATCAGGCGAAAATTGTTTACACTCGTGCGCTCTATTCCGTTATGGCTAACAAGTGGTTGAAGAAACGATTCAAGAAAGCCACTGAGCATCGAGGCATTCACTTGGCTGACGGCTCTGGAACTTACATGGTGAAGGCTGCTAAAGAATCAGCCGTTCAAGGAATCAGCGTTAGTTTCGGGATTATAGATGAGCTTCACATCATTCCCGAAGGCTTATTCTCAGCACTAACACTTGGAACTTCTACACGCAAAGACGGCCTCGTTGTTGGCATCACTACTGCTGGCGATGAAAACTCAAAGACACTTATTGACCTTTACAAAACCGGTCAGAAGGCTGTTGACGGTGACCCAGAATTTGAACGCTTCGGCTTCTTCTGTTGGGAAGCACCTGACCAGTTGCAAATAGATGATCCGAAAGCAATCTAT